CAGACTTTTCATCAATCTCTCTTTATAAGAGGGATAACGGGCTTCAATATTAAGTGGCTCAAGTGTATCAATGAAATCCAACTGTTCTTCTGATAGTTCTTTATCTAATTCTGTTCTCTCTGCTAATCTGGATAGCGAATGTATCTTTAAAGGTACTTCCACCAAACGATTAGCCCAATATGCCTTGAGTATTTTTTCTATCGTTTGGTGGCACATGAAGCCCACATAGAGATAACGGCCTGTAAGCAACATCTGCTGTTTCCAAGTCATAATCTGACATTTCAATCCAATAAGTTACTTTACCATCCATAATACAAAGGTAATTATTCCCTTTTAAATCACAATGATTTAGCTGTAACATTTAAAAAAAACAGCAAATGATTCGTTGCTGTAACTCTGTTTGCTTATCAAGAAGATTTTCTGAATATACTCTTTATTGGGACAGATAATGTCTTTGATTTGTAGCATACCATTAAAATTGCAACACTCATACAGATGGGTATTCACCATTTGCTAAGGTTTTCCACTTGTAGCATACTACATTAACTGCGAGTTCAACTGCCATTGCCTAAAAACAAAAATCAGATAGAAACCTTGCGATAACTATCTGATTTTCAAGAGAGCGGCAAGCGAGGCTCGAACTCGTGACCCTCAGCTTGGGAAGCTCTTTTTTACTGCATCTATAATACTATATATCAAATATTTATTTTACACACAAAAACAATTTGCATACAATTTGCATAATAAATATCCCCACGAACATTTACATAATCATTTTTGTGGTAGTTAAAATGAAGCAACATGAATCACTAACAATTCTCCCCTCTCCAATAATTTCACGCATTGGAGGATACTTGACTTCGCTTCGCAACGTCCATCCCAGTCTATCACCTTTAGGCTTTAGACGATGCGGATACTTTGAAGAGCACTTTGCTTTCTTGCTTTCCATTACACTCCCCATATTGTTTTGATATTGAATTTATCTGTTCCCTTTTTATACTTCTGCTTACAAGCTTGCAAGCCACTTCTTGCCTTTTCGAGTATTCAGCCAAAGAGCAAATAAAAAGGCTAAAGCCCCAGAACCTCCTAAAACGATTAATAGACCTTCCATAATTACCTCCTTATCACTTTATAACCAATATAAGCAAATACTATTGTTGAAAAAGCTCCAATCAAAAGCAAAAGCCAATATAACTCATTGTTTGAACTTGTGAAAAATGACACAGCCCCACCTGCTACCATTGCAGCAAATGATGTTTTTGCCAAATCATAAAAGAACTTTCCAAGCGTCTCTCGGCTTATTTTCTCTTTTTCCTTGACCTCTTTCTTTACTTCTTGTCTTTCACTCCAGCTTCCCATGCACTCCTATTATAGCAAATAGGAATATACGGGTATTCTCCTTTTATCAAGTTCCTCTTTGGAAATATCAGACAATACAAACTTCTTCCCTGAGTTAGATTTATTCAAATCAGAGATGTTCTTTTTAAACGAACGAGAATTTTGTTTTAATCTTATATTACCCATACCACCTTTATTCTATAATATTGTAGAACGATAGAACGAACGACGCAATTTAAACATAACACTACCTAACAATGTTTACTACATTGTTAATAATATTACTTTCGATACAAATTAAAGCAGAAATAGGGATGTGACCAAAATGTGAGACAGATTTATTTGTAATTTAGACTGATTATAAATAACAACGTTTACGTTATGATACCCCGCCAGTAATACGGCTGGCGGGGTAAATAAACTATTTGTTTATTCTATTTTACATAAACCAAATGATGAAGCACATTTCCGCTTTTTGTATCAACTTCCGCCAACCTGACTGCCTAAAATCTTCATATTATAAATTTTCTTTTCCTTTACCTTTCCGCCTTTCAGTATTGCGACTTCTTGTCTCAGTTGTACAACTTCTTTAAGTAATTTTTCATACGCTTCTGCAAGACGGAGCATGTGCTTCATCATTAGATTTACATTTTCATTCATTATATTTCAAATTAATAAATTGTGTCTTGTCGAAATAAAATATCAACAAATTTTATATTGAAAAAGTTTTATTTCAAAACATGTTTGTAAACATATATATTAAACAGCCTTTCTTCTCACACTGAATAGGTCTTGTATTTCTTCCACAGATTTGTTCAGAGCGTTAAATCGCCTTTGTAAATCCTCAAATTGCGCTTCATACATGACTACTGTCGTTTCATACATTCGCTTCCAGTATTCAGCAGTTTCCGGGGATGGCAAATCTTCTACATCTTTTTCAGACAAAGACGAATGTGAAGTTTCATTGTCAAGGAACATTGGACCTTTGCCGGTGAGGATGTAGTTGGCGTTGACTTTATACATTTGACAAAACTCTTGTAACGTGTTCATAGACACACCGCATATTCCACGTCTTATTTTAGACATGGTGGCCTTTGATAAATTTTCTAAAGTGTTCCACACCTTATAATCGGTAAGTTCCAACTTTTCTATCGTCTCTAAAAAACGATAAGTGTAATCGTTAAACGCTTCATTATTAATATCATGTTCGGCATTATTTTTTTCATTGCCCAAATAGATATATTTCATATTTGCATCTGGAAAACATTCTGCAAACTTAGATAAGAACTTCTTGCTTGGCTCTTGTATCCCCCTTTTTATTTTAGTGAACATAGCCTCTTTAACCCCAGTGCTCTTCGCTATATTATAGAAAGATACTCCCATCCTTTCGACTTCTTCTAGAAATCTTTTTGTTAAATCACTAAGATTTGCTTCGTTTTTATTTTTACTTTCCATTTTAGATAGTATCTTTGCACCCGTTGCAAGTAGAGAGGCAACAGACACATGATTAAACAATCGCCCTAACGTGGGCTTTTCTATATGGAAATCCGTTGCCTCTCTACTTTAGCAACGGATTTTTTTATTTTATAAAGTACAATCGGTTATTGTTTCCGCTTTACGAGCTACTGCGGAGGGCTATCGGGGAAAATACGTTCGACCAATAACAGATTTAAAACAACCTTCCGAAGCTTCACGGTGAAAGCCCGTGAGGGGATGCACGAAAGAAGGCAGTCGATTGAAATAAGCAGACTGGTGCGCAGGTGCAGGTTACGAGATAACCAACTCTGTAAAAGCTGAAAGCCGAGATTGGAAGCACCCAATTCAGAGCCGAGACGAAAAAGCCGAGATGACGGGCTCATTCTCTTGAATTATCCCCAAAACCGTAAGAGAGAAAAACGCTCTCTACGGGTAAGGGGATGATTCGCTCAATTCCCCTACCTCAAATCAAAGCAGGTTATTATTTATTAAGTTATATAACTTATTATAAACTATATATTCATTATAACTATAAACTTAATATTAATATAATTACAATGGAAAAAGTAAGTCTTAAATATGAAGCATATACAGACGGTAGTTGCGATAATCTTTCTCCTTATGGAGAAGGCGGGTCTGCTTATATAATACTTAAAGACGGTATAATAATAAAAGAATCCAAAAAAGGATTCGTTGGCACTACGAACAACCGTATGGAAATGCTTGCAATAATAAGTGCCGTAAAATCCGTTCCAAAAGGGGCTACATTAACCGTGTATACAGATTCTCAATATTGTATAACGAGCTTTACGAACTGCAAGAAACCCAAAAAGAACTTAGACTTAATAAACCTCTATCATCATTGCGCCGCATCACTCCATGAGATATGTTTTGTTTGGGTAAAGGGACACAGCGGCAATGAATACAACGAGCACGTTGACTCTTTAGCCTATTCTGCGTATGAGGAGATTATAAACAAATACAATCTCCCTAAAACAAAAGTAGGAAAAGGACGATGAATATTTAAAGGGGCAGCAATGGTCTGCCACCCCTTTGGGTCTTAACCTCTGCGAACCCTAATTACAGTCCGCCGGATTTTAATCCTGGTTGTGGTTTTGACCCTTACAGTAATTCTTGCCATAAGCGTTAATTATAATGTTAAACATTGGATAATCTCAGCCTTATCCGTCAGGCGATTTCCTTTCTCATGTTATGGCAACAGATTATAGAAATCGGGCAAGTATTACTGTTTTATATCAATTAATAAATTATATAGCAATGAAGAAAATAACAAAGATTGAAATTATAATGTCAGTAGATGAAGATTCTGATTTGTATTCAAGAGATATATTTTTAAACGGGGAAAAAGTTTTTCACGATGAGTTCAAAAAAAATCTCTTAAATACAAAAGACTTTATTCATGAGTTTGCAAATAAGCTAATAAACGGATTTAAGAATGATAGACCATAGCCATTTAAAAAACATTTGCGGCCACCCGGTCATCGAAAATATAGACAAAATCAAAGCTATTTTTGCTATACGAACGGATTTTATGGTGGCTTTCTTGCTTTTATTTGACAAGTTCCTATCATATTCATCTCTCTCAATCTGTTCTATTAGGTTGTCAAAGTGTTTAGTATCAATAAGCCGTTTGGCTTCTTGGGTGACTTGCAAATCTCCGTATCCAATATTTTTGCCTGCTCCTAAACTTTTTAGCTTCTCAAAAACTACTGTACCACTACTACCAAATAATTCTTCGCACTTCTTTTGGGAAATGCTTTTGTTCCTAATAATGTATTCGGTAGCAGATTTGCACATCAAAATCAAATTTTTATCCATAAAATTATATTATCAATTAACCGATTGTACAACATTTCAAAGAACGAATTATGAAAAATAAACCTAATTACACAATTACAATTTCCCGTAGATACGTTGAGGGAAAAAACAGCCTTAATGTAGAGAGAACCGTTACAAACGCCGAAGACGGTGAAGTAATATTTCATTCACTGCATGAAATTAGCAGCGACAGTGAAAAAGAATCACCTATTACGTTTCTTGAAAAACATTTAGGGCTGTACCCTCCCGAAAGCAAAAGCCAATGCAGATGTAATAGATGCCGCAATTTCAGTGATGGTTTTTACTTTCTCCGAAACGGGTGGCTCCACCGCATTCTTAAGATTTTCAAGTTCAAGTTTTAATCTTTCCAAATCATTTGAAAGCATTTGGTCTTGCATCTTAAATCCCCCATAGCGGTAGAATGTATCCAATTTTGAATTAAGATATATTTTACCGCCATTCTTATAACCTTCAATTTTAAGCATCCCCATATCTTCAAGTTCAATCATCACTTTTTCAAATTGCACCATACTGATATTAAGGTCTGGGACATTTTTATATTCAAAATAAAAACCATTTTCCTCTTTATTAAGAAGTTCATACAGGATTTTATCCTTTTCCTCCGGCATTATTACCTTAGGATACTCCTTTCTCCCCTTCGATGCTGTCCTAAACTCAACCATAACAATATATTAATCAGAGCTTTACTAAAAATATGTTTTATAACATATAAAATACTAACTAAAAAAGAAAGTATTTCTTTGTGCTTTCTAAAATAGATAGTATCTTTGCACTGTTGTTAATCAACAACGTTATTTTTTAAAGTAAATACAAAGATAAGAAAATAAATAAAGAAAGCAAATATGAAGTACGATTTATCAGACATAATGAAAAAGGCTCACAACTTCTACAAGACCGGAAAATACACCTGGTCTGAAAGCTTGAAAAAGTCATGGAAGATGGCAAAGTTTTCTGTCCGCGTAAAAGAGGAAATAGCCAATATGGTAGACTATAAGTCTGCTGACGATAAAGCGTTCACTAATAGATTGAGAAAGGAGAATGAAGGCTATAAGCCGGCAAAAAGAAGCGCCTATGATAATTTCAATGCTCCGGCTTCCGTCTATTATACTTCTAACAACAGAGGGCGTTTTGGCTCTTGTTTCGTGGGTGATTAATACAATTAGCACATAAATATGAATGACATCAAGACAATAGCAGTAAAGAAAATATCTCCATCCGACACATTAAAAAGTATAAAAGTCGGTGACACAGTAATTATAAAGGACAAGCATATAAAACCCAATGTAGCCCGCTCTACCATGTCCAGACTATCTAAAAACGGATATAGCTTTTATTCGACAAGCTGCCCTGAAGGGTTGATAGTAAAACGACTTAAATAATATCATTATGAATATCAACAGAATATCAAAACAGACAGCCATGTTTGCAATAGGATTTATCGGCTTCTTATTCCTTCTCGGCATCGCAGGTAAATCAGATTATAATCAGGAAGTCATATACAACATGACGGAAACGGCTTACAATGTTATTGTAGATTCTCTCGGCGAAGGTTGTAGCGATACTCAAATCGTAAAGACTTATTTAAATAACAAAGAATATTACGACAGTCTAAGTTGGTAGGTTATGGGAAGAACGAAATCTGTAGGAAAGGTAGAGCCGGTCAACAAACTATGGCTCTCCGCTAAGGAAGCAATGGCATACTTAGGATGCAGTGATAAACTGTTGGAAAAACTAAGGAACAATGCTGAAATATCATTTTCCCAATATAACAAACGTACCATTTGGTACGACTTGAAAAGCATTGAAAGGTTTATAGAAAGAAACCGCGTTGTGTGAACAACGCTCCTTCCTCTTAGCTCAGCCAGGCAGAGCATCGCTATGATTACTTGTTCGAAGGTTTAGTATCCGGTAATTTCCGGTTAGCGAAGGTCGCACGTTCGAGTCGTGCAGAGGGAGCAAAATACATAGTTCTTTGACGTATTGAATGTGAAATAAGGTTTAAGTATCTGATATTTAGACTTATTTCAATATAACCGAGGATTACGGATAGCGGAAACGCGGTGACTTCGTATAGGCTTGGTTATCGTGATTGTCTCTTCGCACCGAAATGTCCTACGGTAGAGAGTATGCGGTTTGGGCGCCCGTATCGCAAGAGACAAAGGTCATAAAGACAACATAAGCGTCCGATACAGTCTTAAATCGGTATAAAGTATGCGGTGGTAATGAAAGGCGCCCGTACACGCTTATTATATATAATCCCGTGGCTCACCCTAAGGCGAGTGGTAAGGCTTAACATCGGAACGCTCACGGGAACGAAAACGTAATTATATGGAACTAAAAGAATTAACCAATAAGATTTGTGATTTATTTGGATGTGCTAATGTCAGTACATTACCAGATAAAATAATGTCTTCCTTATTTTCTCAGAACGCACCTTTGCTATTCGAGAAGTATAAGGAGTTGTGCCCGGATTTAAAGATTGATTGGCTTCAAAAAGTCTATCAATTTTACCATGCTGACAGGAAAGAAAAAAAGCAAGATTATACTCCTGTTTCCCTCGCTAAACTTGTTGCTTATTTAAGTTGTACTTCGTCAGAAAAAATAGTTTATGACTGTTGTTCGGGTTCCGGTGCACTTACGATTCAAAAATGGAGTATCAACCCAAATTTAAAATTCGTATGCGAAGAGTTAGACGAAAAAGTAATTCCTATTCTTCTGTTTAATTTATGTATTCGCAATATTGAGGCAACGGTTATCAATAAAGATATTCTGACAGGAAAAGTTATTTGTTCATACAGAACAATTAAAGGCTCTACTTATTCATCTGTTCAACGGTTAATGTTCTCAGAAATGGAGCTTTTAAAGGCGGATGTAGCAATTTCCAACCCGCCATTTAATTTAAAAGTTCCTGTATCTGAAAATATAATTAAAGCTTTACCTCAGAAATACACTTGTAATTTTGCTTTTGTGGCGCATTGCTTGCAAAGGAGTGAAAGATGTGCGTTGATTCTTCCCAGAGGTGTGCTTACAAGCAAAGAAGAGAAAGAGTGCAGGAGATACTTTATTGAGAAGGGATGGCTGCAAGCTGCTATTTCTTTGCCGGAAAAGATGTTTGAGTCTACCTCTGTAGCGACTTGCATACTTTTGTTTGATAAGAAGAAAACGAGTAAAGATGTGATGCTGATTAATGCGGAGCAAATGAAAACTGTTGAAGTGCGGGAACAGCGTGGAGAAGGTGAAGCATCACACTATAATCGTATATATAAAAAGGAATTTAACACCTTTTCGGACGAACAATTGGTTGCTATATGTGAACTTCTACATAAGGAACAGGAAGGTTATTCAAAGAAAGTGTCCATAGAGGAGCTTTTGAATCATAACTACAATCTTGATATTGGCCCATATCTTCCAATTTATATGGAAGGTACACTTCATCGTGATTTTAATGCTATTATAGCAGATATTAACCGTGTTATCCGTGAACGTAATGTAATAAAAGTGACGGTTAATAAAGTGTGGGCTGAGAAATTGGGGCTTACAGAAATTATAAGAGCGTGTGAAGCATCTAATGAAGTAGTAAAGGCGATGAATGAAAGTTTTGCATCATTCAAGAATTACGAAGTAAAAGAGAAAATTATTGAAAACAAATATATCCAATCTTCCGCTTCAAAAATATTTTGCATAGAAAATACAGATAAAAAAATATTATCGAGCATCATGCCTTTTTTCATGAATATGTATAAGCAGCATATTTATTACTTAAATAATGAAGAGAATAGACTTCTTGCAGAACTTAGAGATTCAATGCTTCCATTTCTTATGAATGGAAAAATAGAGTTTAATGACAAAGAAACAGCCTGTAAGGGTGAATAATTCATGATAGCTTTTTAATGTAAACAGTCCCGTCCACGTGCTGGTCGGGAAACACTGCGACATGGCGGAATGGTAGACGTAGCACTCTATGATAGGAATGTCAAACCTTAGATGTGCGGAGCTTAACAACTCGTCCCGGTTCGAGTCCGGGTGTCGCAACATCTTCACTACAGATGAAGTATTTGTTTAGTCGTAGCCGGGCGGTCTGTGAAGATAGTCCGGTTTTTATTTGAAACCCATTAATAACAATATAAATATGAAAAAGAAATTTACTCCTGAAAATATTCAGGAACTTAAAGAGAATCAAATATTTGTTTTTGGCAGTAATATGAACGGCAACCATGCCGGTGGAGCAGCCAGATTAGCAGTTGAGAAATTCGGTGCAATCATGGGACAAGCCGAAGGATTACAAGGGCAATCCTATGCTATCCCTACGCTGGATAAAGATATGGAGAAAGTCACGGAAGAAGATTTGATAACCTATTTGGGTAACTTACGGAATTTTGCCAACGAACATCCTGAAAAGGAGTTTCTTCTTACCGCCATTGGGACGGGAATAGCGGGGGTTGATACAAATTATATGGCATATATGGCTCTCAGAGCAAACCTTCCTGATAATGTTACTATCCCGAAAGAATTCAGTAAGATAAAAGGGTTCAAAGGCTTCAATTCTGATATGACTTGCAGGGGTTTTAAATATGAAGAGGGAAAAGATTACGAAGAACAAGGTAATATAAGCGCTTGTAGTAATGGTTTCCACTATTGTCTTCATCCCTTAGATGTATTTGGCTATTATCCTCCTGCAAACATTGGTATGAACAAGTTCCATGAAGTTGAAGGAAGTGGGGATATGGATGTTGATACGGATGATACCAAAATTGCTTGCTCAAAAATCCACATAGGAGCAGAGTTAAGTATTAAAAGCATTGTTGATGCGGCAATCAAGTTCACTTTCAGCAAATGTAAGTGGGTAAAGGAAAAGATTGCTACCGGCGACCAAGGCGCTGCATCAGCTACCGGCGACCAAGGCGCTGCATCAGCT